AGCTAGTCTTGGCTCTGGGGGTACCACCGACAAAACGTGGTTTAAATCGGTAGAAGATTCTGATTGTGCTGATGGCGTTTGCCCTGTCCCCTGGGCAGTTACTAAAAGCCCTATTGCTCCCAAGGGGGACCCGGTAAATCACCCAGAGCATTACACGGCGGGTAAGGTAGAAGTCATTGAGATTTTGGAGCAAGCTGTACAGGACGCTCCTGATCCAGTCTCTGGCGGTTTATTGTGGCAGACACTTAAATATTTGTTACGTCTTTGGTATAAGAACAATATGCTCCAAGATGCCAAGAAAGCTCGTTGGTATCTCAACCGCTTGATTGAGCGTTTAGAACGGGATTACGTTTAGAACGGGACACAGTCTTCGTCTTCTTCATCATCTTCGTCGTCGCTTGCAAACATGCAGGCGGCGGCAAGTTCTGCCAATTCTAGGTTTGTTGGAACCTCAAAGGTCAAGTCAATATTTTCACCCGCCAAGATCTCACGCACTGCTTGCCATTCCATCAAGCGTTGGTGGTACAGGTTGAGTAGGGCAGCATGAAGTTGCTCCCAGCACATCTCATCAGCCTGAAGTTCTGCCTTCCGCATGGCAAATTGGAACTCCAACGGAAGCTCAAATTCCCTAGGTTCAGAAGAATTCTCCATTTGAAAGGGACTGCTGGGTTAATTCATTCTAATCCTAGCTGTTGAAGATGTCGTCAAAGTCCTTCAGAGGATAACGCAACCATCCCGTGGACCCCACTTTAAAGTCATTTGCAAAAACCGAAAGAATATAGGGGCTGATCTTGCGTTCTAGCTTTCGGATTGCTATTACTTCGTGTTCTGCAGCACTGTATTCCCGAAAGGCAGCCAAAAGAATTTCGGTTGACGGGGGAAGAATTGCGTCAACATCCTCCAGGAAAAGCTGAATTTCGTCGTTGCGACGCTCAATAAGGCCACCAATAACATGGTGCTCTTCATCAAAAACCCATCGGCCAATTTCTTCGGCAGCAGCGTAAAAATTATCTTCCTCCAGGGAATCAATAATTGTGCTGTAAAGAAAAGATTCCCATCCAATGGAATGAATAAAGGAAAGCAAAGCTTCTTGCGTTGATTGTGGAAGGCCTAGGTTTAATTTGCTAAGTAAATCATCAATGATATTCAACTCATGAAACAAATACTCAAGTGCTTTCTCCTTGGAGCAACACTGCTCTCGCTTAACGGGAGAACCGTCAGGATAAAATTGCGTACCGTAACCAAAGCTATAGGGTTCCGCTCCAGTAGACGGATCGGCATATGCTTTTTCATTGTATCCAGCATGCTTGCAAATCAAATTTACAGCATTTGAAAAGTTAGACATTGGAGACAACTACTGTTATCTCCAATCATACACACTTTATCTTCCTTGTCCGCGGCTTAGCTTGCGCCCATGGCTTGGCTTGGAGTTTTTGCCGTCGCCTTGCTTGGTGGTCTTGGGCTTGGATTCAATCTTGTTTGTGACGGTTGACTTGGGTTTGGCCATGGAGAACCTGTGGGGCGCTTACCATTTTACACGGTGACTCCAATAACGTGCGGACATTTTGTCGGGGCTTGAATCTTGCGCGTTGTGACGTGCGTAATAAGATTTGCGACGTGCCTTGTCTTTTTCTGAGGTTGGGTTTTTACCTGCACCTTCAACCCCTTGTTGCCCAAACCTGACGATTTTTTCTTCGCCATCTTTGCATGCTTTTACAACATGAGACTTTGTGGCATGACCTGGAGTGCGCTGCGGCTTGTTGCAGGCCATCTTGTCTTTTGCCAACTTAGCGGCACCAGCAGCTTTCCTGTGTTTTTCCGACATCTTACTTAAAGAAAGAGGTAAACCCGCTTAGGAATTCTTGGCCAGACTTAGACTTACTCGTCTTAGTTTTGCCTGTTTCATCTAAACCTAAGTCTAAGTTAAAGTAGCTTGAGCCAGTAGTTTTCTTGGTTGTGTCAGAAGGTGCAGCAAATGGCGTCCCTTCATTGTCTTCATTAAGAAGATTGCTGAATGAGCTAAATGCTTCAAAGGGATCTTTTGTATTGAAACTATCAGTAAGCTGCAAGCCAGACGAAGTGGCTGCTTTAGTAAGGAAACCTTGCTCTTCTCTGTCTGTGTCTGGGAAAACATCTGTATAAAATTCATCTTCGGTTCCTTTGTAGCCAGCCTTTTTAAATGTTTGATATAACTGTGTATTTGCAGGCTTAGATGTATTCGTATAATCGGAATCCCTTTGAATGTATGTAATACCCAAGTTTTCTTGTGTGGGTTTTTCCCCTTCTTTATTGAGTTCAGCAATACGTGTGCGAATATCTTCAGCAGAAGAGCCCTGAATTGAGCTGGCAATTTCGGCTTTTAACTCATCCAGGGTTCCTTTAAATCCTGTTAAACCATTAATCTTCAATACTTCGTCCCTCTTAGCGCTATCCCCTGGATCAAGTACTTTTGTCATTTGATCTGCAAAAGATTCAGGCGTAGTGAACTGACCAAATACAGATCCTTGCGTAATAACTTCTTTGTTGAGTGCAGGCAAAATATTTTTGTATATCTCATTTTCTACTTTGCCTGCATTTAAAATATCGTCTGCTGCGTCATAGCCCTGCCCCTGTCCCTTCACTTGGTAGTGCATACGAGCAAATGCGTCTTTGTCATTCACGTCTACGCCAAAACGATAGGCCTGTGATGCCCAGTACCCATCACCTTGCTTTGCAGCCTCCCAGTCATCTTTTATTGTTTTTGCTTGATCTGCATATGTTTGTTCACGGCTTTTGTCACCAGTAGGGTTGAAGTAAAAAGTGGAGTCAAAGCCTCGATCATTTTCTTTTTGTACTGCATCCAGGTAAGATTTGGCCTTAAGATCAGCCACTAATTTGGTAGCATTTAATAAGTCTTGCGTTTGAAAGGGGTTTTGCTCCTTGGATTGAACATCCAAATAATCAACAAATTCCTCCATGGATTTGGATTGATTAAAACGCGGATTTAAGTATTTTTCAATAAAGTCTCTAGCAAACTCTCCGTCAACTTTTACGTTTTCAGTTGCCTCGTTAGCGGTATAGCCTAGCTCCAAATTTTTGCTGTACTTGTCTTTTAGTGTTGTATCAAACCACTGTTGCCAATTGTATGTGGTGAGGTTGTTAACACCAGACAAATTTTGCAGGCTTTTTTCCAGGGAGTCTTGCTGGGTTTTGCCTTGTCCGCTAAATGCCATTACGCCACCAATGCCGCTATCCCCCATAATTTCATTACTAAGCGTTTTGCCAATATTAAGGATTTCGCTCATGTCCCCCATTTGTCCCATGTAAGAAAGCATGGCTTCCTTTGACCTTGCTTTTTTCATTTCGCTGATTGTGTCTTGTAAAACATTTTGCGCTAATGCGCCAAATCGCTTAACGTCTACAATTCCTTTTTCGCCTACCGCAACATTAATTGCGTCTTCAAGTTGTGTTACTCCGTAGCCATTGTTTAGGTTGCGATTAAATGCAACTTGTTTATCTTCTGGTCTTTGAGACAACCTAAACAAAGCTGCAAATTCATCGGGTTTTTTGGGATCTAGTAAGTTTTTCTTGCCTAAATTTGTCCAGTAAGAATCTCCGGCAATTGCTTTTTCGTACTGAGTTTTAATTTCTGGTATTGCCAGAAGCCTTGTTGTTTGCGTGGAAGTATCTGCGCTTAGCTGCAAATCACGTACCGCTTGTATGTCACTGTCTGTCGGTTTCTTTTCCAAGTATTGGTTTGCTGCTGCAGTAACTTCTGCTGCATTGCCACGAAAACCAGCAGGTTTGCCTTGTTGAGTGTAGTGTTGTAAATAGTAACCATTTTCTCCATAGCGATTAACAACATCTACATCATCATTTGCTTTGTATGCTTCCCATTGTGCTTTAAGATCTGGGTTTTGTTTTACGTAATAAGAAGGATCAAAGTCTCCATAGGCAGGCTTTGCTCCAAGTTTGCTTCCATCCCAAGCCTGTAGTTTTTCCGTTAAGTAAGAAGCTTTGAAGTTGTTTTCCAGGGTAGATTTTAAGGTGTCGTCAATCCCTTGTAGGTTTCGAATTGCCTCTCTTTGTGTAACATAATCTCCTCCTTTTGTGGTGTTAGCAACCTGTTGAGTTTTATCGTATGCTGCGTTCTTTGCTATGTTTTCTGTATTGGTTTTAAGGTTCGTTGCATTAATTTCTACGTTGTACTCATTCTCTTGTTCAATTGATTTATTTTTTGCTAACACAGAATCAACTTGAGCACGTGCGTTTGCATTAAATTGGTTATAGCTTTTTAAAGCTTCGCTTAAAGGAATAGGGTTTTTATATCCATAGGCGCTAAAGTCTACAGTTGTGATCTGTGGAGTGTTAGTAGGCAAGTTAGTTGGTCTATCGGTTTTTTCATAAACAATATTCCACTTCTTGGAAGGGGGATCATATGAAATTCCCATGTCAAACAACCAACGGTAACGAATTCACCTGATACACAAAAAGGTCAATAGCCTCTTTTGATACCCAGGTTTGTATGTTATCCATCCTAGCTTGTGTAAAGAAATCTTGTTTGTAATACCATTCTTCCATTCTTCTGCTTGCCTTTGATTCATTGCAGCGTCGGCAACAAGGCAACAAATTGTTTCTGTTGCTAGAGCCAGATTTAAACCTTGGAATGATGTGATCAAGACTTGTAGCATCTGCACCACAATAACCACAACGGTGGTTCCAGGCTTCGTAGATAGATTGTCTAAAACGTTTTTTGGCTAGTTTAGGAGTTAGTTCAAGAAGCAATGCGAGCGGCTCGTGTTCGCTGCAGAACATACTCAATTAGCTGTTAACTTATTCTAAGTTGGCAACATGAATTCTTTTTGTTACAAAAGCTAACAAAAAAAAGGGTTGACAGGAAGCTGGGTGCGGATAAATTAGGTATGCACACAGACTATACAAGTCATGGCAAGCCATCCCGGCTGGGTTCCAGCGTACCGCATCGAAGAGCTCCTTGGCATCGACAAGAAAACTCTTTACAAGTTCCGTGACAACGGCACCCTCCGCCTTGGTCCCCATTACGCAGCCTTCCCCGAAACACGGTCACGCGACAGCTTCCGCTGGAACGTAAATGCAATTCGTAAAGTCCTTGACAAAATGGCTGTAGCAGTTTAAATTGATTTTGTTATTGGACGGATAGCGGCCCCCTGAAAAGGGCCGCTTTTTACGTTGGTGTTACACCGCTTGCATAAGCAGCCCAAGCGTTTCCCAACGCTGTTATTGAAGAGGTTTCACCCGACACGTAGGGAAGATTTACTACGTCTCCAGGGGAATAGACAGTGGGGCTACCGCTGTGATATACGGGACTAAATCCAAATTTACTGGCAGCCAGTTGTTCTTCCGAAAGGTTATAACGTGTTTCAATAACCTCACCAAAATCAGCCATGGTTATGTTGCGGGGGATTCGTAGGCGCTTGGATCGTAGAAAGCACCCGTCTTATCTTGCATTCTAAAATTCTCTAATCTAATAAAAGACGTAGGAACATTAAGAAGTTTTTGCATCATTGGCAAAACTTGAGGCGATTGAAAATTCCTGGGAGGCACATCCATTAGCGCCACTCCTCGCAAGGTGTTTGCTGTTTCCATATGCTGCTTACTTGTTGAAGATTCAATTACTAAATTTTGTTCCCATTCTGTCAGGCTCTCTGCCGTTCCAACTGGAAGATCAGATGGTTCGGGCGGTAAAATACCTTCTTCAAAACGAAGTGAATATATGTGTTTGCAATAGCGCATCTCATCTAGCAACGGTGTCCAGTAATCAGAATACGATATGATCTGATTATTTTTTGCAGTGTAATCCACAAAGGTGGCCGGGCCTTCCGCACTTTCTCCCGCTGGTATGTTGCGGATATAACGCCCACCAAAATCAGAAAAAACCCCTGGGTTATCAATAGAAGAAGACGTCAGCTCAAGGCTTCGGTTTTGGTTTGGATCTGTCATTGCTTGATTGTTTATTGTTTGACTGTTTAGATTAGTGATTAATTCATGACGTCCATACTTCAAAAGAGAAGGTTTTGTATATGGAAACCGGCGCACTTCTTTTGCGCCAAGATTCATTGTAAATGCGTAGCTTCTGCGAGTAAAATCTTGACAAGTACACGCGTATCTAGTGCCAATTGTAAAGAAACGCCCCGGTATAAATGTTCCGATTGCGGGAGTCAAGTAGACATTATCAGGACTAGCTTGAAATGAGCCGGCTTTTTTTAGTTTTAAAATACCGTTTTCACCGTCTACATCAATTAAAATTGCCTGCACATATCCATAGCGTTTATCTGTTGCAGGGTTAAGAGTGTCTTTAGTGATGGGAGTACCCCCAGGGGCAATAATTCTGTCTTCCAGGATCTCCCCCAGGAGAGGCTTTAGAGGGGCTCCGGATGGGTTTGGTACATATAGTGGCGGAGGCAGCGGATTAACGCTGCTCCAGGACCCCGCGAGCTGCACATACCAGTATTCGTCATCTTCACTGATAGACGCAATACTAGCCAATGCACCTAAGTGATCTACTACATTATCAAATCTAAGGATGCCACCAACTCGACATCCTACCCAGTGCATGCCAAATTCTTTTCTTGAAGTGGGAAAGCCTTGGACTACTCCCAAAATCAAGGGTTGATTGCCCCCCGTTGGTGATGTGCCAGCAGGAGAAGGTATGCGGTATTCAAAGGGATATGTATAGGGATGCTGAATACCCACTGCGACGGCCATTTCGTATCCCCTTCGCCAGCGTGTCCATGCTGATTCCCTATCCATTCGTGCAATGGAGTTGGGTACAGAACCACGGGAAAATTCTGTTGTAATAGGTTTAACGTTACTTACCAGGGGTATGTCCTGGGCACCAAAGGAACCAAAAGAGCTTCCGCTTTTGGAGCCCATGACTTAGAAGAAACCGCCTTGTGCGATAACGTGTGCGCCAGGAGTATAGCCGGAGATGTTGGGACCATCGGCAAAGACACCTACGTAAATGCGGTCCCCGCGCTC